CGTAGGTTTCTCATTTTAACACCTACCTTGCTAATGGTATAATCTCTCTTAACAATTCTTTAGGATAATCTCCACCAGAAGTGTAATGTCTTGTTATACCATTTTCACTATGCACTGTTTGTCCTTCTGCACCTATTTTAGCAAAAGCACTGATAGCAAGAGGGATGATTAAATCTTTATATTTTTCATCATATGGTCTATCTTCGGTTGGCTTAAATCTTCTACAACGATTTATTTGAGCTATTGCTCTTTCTATTTCATATCTCAATATAGGAGTATCTTTATCAGTTATATCAAAATCTCTTGCAATTAACAAAGATTTTAATTGACCAACATAAGTACTTAATGATTTATCATCCATATTATCCCTCCTACCTATCATATTTATTTCTACTATTATCAGATAGAGTGGTTCTCTTTTCTTTGATAATGTCATCAATTAAAACTCCTCTAGCCTTAACTGATTCATTTGCTTCAATTACACTTTTTCTATCTGGTTTTATACTTAATTCATTACCTTTTAATTCAGTGTCTACCTTTACATATTCTCGATTTCTAAGCATATAATACTTTCCATCTATTACATATAACATTCGAACACCTACTTTCTTGTAAATTCTTTCTTGCTCTTTACATCTTCTTTGATGTCTTCTTTAGTATCTTTTGTCTCTTTTTCAATATCATTCTTAGATTGTTTTTTATCATCGGCAATTTTGTACCCAAGGTACTCGAAGTATTCTTCGAAAGCACCCTGAGTTACAATTTTTTCATCGCCATCTTTATTTATTATTTTAACCATTTATTAACCACTTACTACTTGTGTATCAACGATTAATACTTTATCAGCTTCTTCGAATGATGGTAAAGCTACCATAGATACTTTAGTGTCAACGTTAACTGGATCAACCATTTGTGAAGTAGTTACGGCAACACCTTCATTAACGATAGATACTTGAGCGTTTAAGTTATTGATTAAATCGCTTTCTTCAGGAGTAGTTCCTAAATAAGTGTTTCCAAGAGTTCCTTCTGGCATAAATACTACAGTGTTATCTGGTACATATTTATGAACTTGTTTATTTTCATCTACCCAAACATTATCGTATACTGCGAAACGAATACCAGTTTGTGCAGTTATATAACTTCTTACATTTTCTTCAGTTAAGTTAACTGTACCACCAGCAAATACATAAATTGCATTTTTCATAGCAGTATTTTTTAACATACCTTGAATAACTGTTGTATTACATAAAGCTCTAGTTAATTTAACACCTTTAGCTTTCATTTCAGTTTTCCAAGCATTGATTTCGCCGATTATATCAGCATCTGGATTATCCCAAGATTTTGCAACTGTTTTCTTATTACTAGCAGGTACTTCGTAATCATAAGTATATGATTGTCCGTTACTTGATAATGTAAGTGTACCAGTTGTTAAGATTTCCATTCTCATTCTTTCAAGTGTTACATCAGTAGATGCAATTAAACCTGTAAGTCTATCAAAAATCTTAGTTAAAATTGTATTAACGATTTGTGGTTTATTAGCATCAATAAAGTTATTTAATTGTTGTCTTAATTTTTCATCAACATAAATTGATTCTTTGAAGAATGGCATTTCAGTTTGGTATTTAGTAACACCTTCCATATCTCTACGAATTGATTTAGCATCATAACTTGATAATCTAATACCAACAGGTTGATTACTAGCACCTTTAATCCATTCAATGTTTGTTCCTAATTGTTTTTGTACTGGGAACAATGTTTCACCTAAATAAGGTTGTTCATTTTTATTTAATTCAGTCCAATAAGTTGCAATGTTATTAGCTGTTACTAAATCATATATTTTAGGCATTAAATTTCACTCCCTTCTGTAAGAATGATATTGCTTAAACTAGCACTAGCACTACCAATAGCAGTTACCATGTCACTATCTAATTTTAACTTGTCAACGCAACCAGCAACTAATATTGTACCATTTCCTTTTCCATTAGCATCTAATACTTCATCGTGTAGTGATATACCTACAGCTTTATTTGTACCAGCTGTGAATTCAGTACTCGTTCTACTAGCTAAATTACCAACTAAAGGTTGTCCAGCTTTAATTGTAGCATTTGCAGAACCACTAAGTTTTACTGGTAAAGCGATATAGTAACTATCTTGTCCGATTAATATGAACTTTCTGTTACCATAAGTTTCTTTCTTAAAACTCATATCCATATTGAATATTCTCCCTTCTATTTAAAATAATCGTATGTTTCTTTTTCTTTGTTTTTAGAACTAGCCAATTGTTTACCTAAGTCACCAATAGCACTACTACCATTACCATCAGTACCTTGACCTTTATGTTGTCCAAAATTACCCATAGCATCTTTAGTAGCATCTTGCTTACCTTTTTCATAAGCATCTTTTACTATTTTAACCATATAATTAGCTATTTCACTTGTTTTATTGCTGTCTTCTGTTGTGATATTATCAACAAAAGCAGTAAAATCTTTGTCTGTTGATTGAATACCTAGAATATCTCTTGAACCTTGTAAAAGACCATTTACAACATTTTTATTTCCACTTATTGTATTATCCTTTAACATTTTTTCAAGTTCAGCTATTCTATTTGCTTGTTCTTGACTAGCCTTTGCATTCTTTTCATCATCAGTAAGTTTTGCGTTCAATTCTTGTTCTTTTGCATTTAACTTACTTGTTAAAGTGTTTACTTGATTGTCGTATTTTGATTTATCTACATATTGTCCTGTTGATAAATCCGCAAGTTTCTTACCTTTGAAAAATGCGTTAACATCATCAAGTGTCATTCCCTCTTTGTAGGAATCTCCCATTAAAGCTTGTAATTCATTCATTAAATTGTCCTCCTTCTAGTGATTAAACGACTTCTCTGTCCTTTAGAACCTAAATTATTTAAACGACCGATAGGTAGGTCAAATTTATAACTCTTCGGTTAGATCCGAAGAACTAACCGACTTAATCAAGCCTCCGAAGAGCTTGATGGTTGCTTATTTTCATTATTCTGGTTGTTCATACTTTGTTGTTTTTGCATTCTTTCATCAGCTTCTTGCTGTCTTTCTTTTCTAAATTTCTCACCACGTTCTACAACCTCACGTGACTTATTAGTTAAACAAGATAATTCTAAAGCATCTATTGTAGCTATTTCTCCAGTAGCAACTAATGTAGAGAATGCTTGTGTTTTTGTTTGTAGGTTATCAGTGGTATGTCTTCCAACTGATAGATTTATATTTAGAATTGATAAGTCATTTCTTATTAACCCTAATTTCTTTAAAATTTCAATTCCAACTGATAATTGCTCTTTTTTAGCTTTCTTATAGAACATTTCTTTTAGTCTAGCAACAATCTCAATATCAGTCCATCCATCTCGGTTTAATACAGCCATTCCAGTGTCTCCACCGTTAGAGTTTGCACTTCTATCAGGAATACCTGTGATTATGTTTCTTGCTTTATCTAAATAATCTCTTATGTTCTCAACACTAACACTATCAAGCTGTGGTGCAATAAACTTAGCATCTAACCCACCAGTTTCACCATTACCTTTTGTTAATGTTAAAACTCTATTTTGCTTTATTTTCTTTAAATCTTCATCATCATTTTCAAATTCAGCACCTAAGATAACAAGTAAACTCTTGATTGTGCCCTCAATATCATTCAAACTATCACTTGTTACCTGATTTTGAGCATTCATTACAGCAATAGCTTGTTCCCAATCTCCTGTCAAGAACAATGAGTTTTCAACCATTGTTATTGGGTTTTTGCCTAAAGGGTTTATACTAACTTTAAGTGTATCAGGATTCATATTTGAAAACTCAAATTTTAATTTATCTGTATAACAAGTATAATCTTTTTTACCAGTTACCTTATTTTCAATATATGTACAACTTAGTATTGTAGGATTACCAACCTCTGGTGATTGTACTACAAATGTATTTCTCGGATCTAAACAAGCATGTACTATTGGTATATCTGGTGTCATATCCTTTGAAATATTACTACTTGGTAGTGTTATCATATATGAAAAACCACAAATACTTGCATAAATACCACAACATGTGTCTACAGTAGCATTATTTTCATAATTGTATATATTTGCTAATTTTGTAACGTCTTCTTGATAGTCCATATCAGTTTGAATAAACTCAGTAGGACTACCAAATGTATAACCAACTATTTCTCTTGTGATTGGATAAGCAAAATTTACAACCGTCTTATTATTGATATTACTTGTACCACTTAATGGTCTTGATAAAATATCTTGTTGACCTAAAAAGTAATTAATTAAATATTCACAATCATTTCTATTGGAACTATGTATTCCTAGAGCCTTTTGCATAACTTCGAACAAATTATCTGAAGTAATCTTTGGGTAATCTAAGATAATTCTTTGTCTACCATAATGCAAACCCTCTAGCGTAAAATTCGTATTCAGATTACCACCTGCTCTCTGACATAAAATTACCCACTTATATACATACATTATACCACAATTGTAAAATTATGTCAAAAAGACAAAAAAAAAGGAGAAAGTATATAACTCTCTCATTCAAAAGTAAAGCAAAGGAGGTTAAAATGCGGTATTGCACTAACCAATATAAATATATCAAAATTGTTTGTTGTTGTCAATAACTAAATTCCAAGTTGTTCAGCAGTTACATTAGTTCTTGCTTTTCCACTAGTTGTGCCACCTAACACATTAGTTATCATACCAGCCAAACTATCAGGAAAGTCATCATGTTGTTTATTTTGCATATTTGGATTTTGGTTCCAAGAATACAAGTTGTGCATTGCATCCATATATTCTTTATCACCTTTAATAAGTTCTGGGTTCTTAAAGTATATTCTATATGTATTATTTTCACTTGCAATTCCTTTTATTTCGTTTTGACAAGCAAGTATTCTATCGAGTTTTCTTTTATTTGTTGGAGCATTATGAGTTGTGATAGCACAATGATAACCACTTGCTTTTAAATCTTGTTGCATCAATGTAGAAAAGAAATCTCCACCATTATTCTTTTCAACACCACAACGACTTACATTATTATCTATCAATATGTTCTTAACATAAGGTCTAATGAAATCGTCTCCACCAAATTTATTCTTAAATAGTATTTTTTCAATATAAACTTCATTACCATAAACATAACCAATAGGTAAACTGAAGTAATCATCACCACCATGGGAAACATCAGCATAACCAACAATTCTATCAGGTTCACTACCAGGTAATTCATTATAAAAACTTAAATTATCTTTATTGAATACTAAACCATCTCTTTCAATTGGTTTCATTAGATATTTAGCACTAAAGATTACTGGATCATCTGCTATTTCCATATCACGATAATACTTAGTATTAAAACCCTTACCATAATCATACATAAAATTACTTTCCCCGTTTTCATCATAACAAGGCACACTTACAATTCTAACACGTGACATATCATCTTGTTTTGCATTCTCAACAACTCTACTTGTAACATCGTGCAATGACCAAGGGGTACAAATATGAATTTCAGGACAAGGTCGATACTCTCCATCTTTACACAACCTTTGAATTTTTCTATCTTTGATAGTACCTGTATAATTATAATACAATTTTTCAAGTGTGTTTGGGTTATTAGCTTGTTCAACATTCTTTACTAAATCGTCGCAATATAACAATCTTTCAGCTTGTACTTTACCTGTACCACCAGACTCAATTGACACGTAATTGTATGTATGGAAACGTCTCGCTTTGTTCAAGTCTAAATACAAGTATTCCGCACTTTTATTTGCAATCTTATTGTTTGGGAATATTTCATGATAACGATATTCTTCACCATCGATGATGTTTATTATTTCTGAATAAAAAGATTGAATCAAACTAACACTATGTCCAGAACCTAAAATACTTTCATCAGGTGACATACTACCTAATAAAACTTGTAAAAACAAGCCAATTGTACTATTATGTGTTGGAATTAGTGTTTTTCCAACCAGATATATACCACCTTCAACTTGGATACATTTACCCAATTTCTTCTCTTGTATAGGTTCTATGGAAGTTATTGTTATCCTTCTTGGTTTTGAAAATTCTTTTAATTGTTTTCGAGGCACCCTACAAGGTATCTCTATTGTGGGATTAAACCCAATATCATAAACCTTTTTTCTACCTTGTATTTTACTACTCGATAATTTAGGCTCTTTTTCGCTAACACTACATCTCCACCCAAAAGTACTAATTAACGACACGAAACTATCCTTCAACTTTTCATCTGTAGTTGAATAATGATACCTGTGTTCCTTTTTGGTTAATGTCCCATCAGTGTCTAACAATCCAGCTAATAATTCTAATCTTTGTTCAATACTTGCTGTCAAATATTCATCAGGAATATATTTGTCAGTTCTTTTTCGAGAATAACACATTCCATACATTTGTAATCCTTTATACAAATCGGCGAAATGATATCGATATGTACCATAAATAGGATGTATATAAATATTAGATATATTATAACCGTTTTGTTCAATTGTGTCAGCTATTATACTATCAAACTTGTCAATAGTTATACTACCAGTTTTATTAGTACCATCACCTAACCAAGCTCCTAATGTATAAGGATCGACACATAAATTTTTATATACTCCTTTTACGAAATATTTAATAGGTAATGAAAATCTATAATGTGTATGTGTATTATTAGGGTTGTTTTCATCAATATCTCTTAATTTATCAATCATTTCTTTAGTTTCTATAATTTTTTCTTTTCTAGCATGTCTATCATAAACCAACCATTCATGATTACCATGACACTCTGATATTTCACCGTTACTGAATGTAACTTTATATTCTATTGGAAAATCTTGTGTTGTCGCTAATACTCTGACAAAATTACCTTTATTGTTTAATACATAATCGCCAACTTGTAAGTCGCCGTGTTTTTTCCAGCCATTTTTGGTTAAAACAGGTGTATCATTGCTTTGGTTTTTACCAATTCTCGGAGGTAGGTTCAATACTAACAAATCCAATTTATCATCAATCAAGTCTTGTACACCTTGTATAACACCATGTTTTTTAAGCAATCTTGCTCTAGGTAAATAGAATTGCTTATGAATAGGTCTATTCCATTCCAATGCTATACAAAAACTCTCGAAATCACCATTTCTTGCTTTTGTATCGTAACTTGTAACCCACATCTTATTGATTTTATCACGTGTCTCTTGATTATCATGATAATTAACTTTATTATGTGTTAACAAATCAATAATGATATCTGCATACTCACAAGCATTTTCATTATCACCAATCGATTCGTAATCACATTTTAATGAATAGCAACCCTCTAAATATGCTAATGTTGTCTTATCCTTAACTTGACTTAATAAACTTTCTGTACTCTCAATTCTTGCCTTTATCTCATCATTAATATTCAAACTCATCATCCTCAACTATGTATTCACTATCATCTTTTTCTAAAGCATCTACGAAATACATTTTTAACTTTTCTTCACTAGGACAATAAATACTTGTATCGCATTCATTCAGATACTCCCATATCAAATCAACCTTTTGTGTAGACATCTCCCTTTGAGAATACAAATACATTTTATATATCTTCTTTTGTTGACAATCCAACTTTGTATATTTCTTTTTTATACTTTCATGTCTTTTATAAAAATCATTATAGGTTGAAAAACCCATACTTTCATCAAACATATAACCGTTACTGAAAACTCATAAAAAGTTATAAACTTTTATGTTTCATTCCTGTTTCAACCTGTCCGATTTTGTATAAATACTACTTTCGTTTGATATAACAGTCCACAGGCTTAAATTCCTGACTAACGTATCAGTACACATCAATAACATTTGTTTTAGCTATGCTATTAATTTTTTACCATATTCGGCTAAATTCAACGCAGCTTGATAATCTCTGTCAATTACATTTCCGCAATCACAATGATATACTCTATCAGACAACTTTAAGTCTGATTTTATATTTCCACAAACAGAACATAATTTGCTACTTGGAAAGTATCTATCAGCCGTTATAAACTGAATATTATTCCAATTACACTTATATTGTATCTGTCTGTAAAACTCATAGAAACACTGTTCTTGCACCGCTTTAGCTAAATGTTTATTCTTCATCATACCTTTTACGTTTAAATCTTCAAGCACAATAAACCTTGGTTTTCGATTTATTATTTCTCTTGTTGTTTGATGTAAATAGTTATGACGAATATTCGTTAGTTTGTGATTTAACTTTAAAAGTTCTTTTTCACTTTTTACAATATTGCTTGTTTTCAGATACTCCTTTCCTTTTTTATTTTTTAGGTATTTTCTTGATACCTTGCGTTGCAATCTACGCTTTTTCTTTTTTAATTTTTTAATTTTATTAGTTTTAATTTTTCCTTTTTTTCTAGATAATTAGAATAATTACCTGGATATTCTTTTATATTTTCTTCTCCATCAAACGCCCATATAAAATTTACCGTCCTATCAAGGAAATATCTATCGTGTGAAATGATAATCAAAACACCAAGGAAATCATCTAAATACTCTTCAAACGCTGATAAAGTCTTTAAATCAAAATCATTCGTAGGTTCATCTAATAATAATACATTAGGATTCGACATTAATACTCTACACAATGCCAGTCTTTTTTTCTCACCTCCTGATAAATTAGCTACTAGCGTAGAATGTTGTGACGGCAAAAAGGCAAATTTATTAAGTATATCCTTTGTAGTTAAATATCTTTCTCTTCCAACTCCAACATCAATATACTCAGCTACCTCTTTTAAAGTTCCAATAACAGATTTATTAAGATTTAAATCCTCTATTTCTTGTCTAAAATATCCAATCTCAGCTGAATTTCCTAATTCAAATCTTCCACTATCAATTTGTTTTAACCCTGCTAATACTGAAAGTAAAGTTGATTTCCCACTTCCATTTGGTCCAATTATTCCTATTCTATCTTTTGGTTTTGCAATATAATCAAATTTTTGAAATAATAATTTACCACCCAAACTCTTTTTTGCATTGTGTAATTCAATAATTCTATTACCTAAAAACTTATTTCCTAATTCTATTTTTATTTTCTTTTCAGTATTCTTTTTAATTGATTTCTCTAATTCTTGTACCCAATCAATTCTACTTTTTTGTTTACTCCGTCTTGCTCTCACTCCTTTCTGTAACCAAGCCAGTTCAACTTTTAATCTAGACAGTTTATGTATCTTTGTAGCTTCTTGTGAACGGACCAACTCTTCTTTTAGTTCTAAATATTGATGATAATTACCCGGATATAAAAATATCCTCTCTTGATCAATTTCTAATATTTTAGTAGAAACTGCATCAAGGAAATACCTGTCATGAGTAACAAAAATTAAAGACGTAGATGATACCTGTAATCTATCTTGTAACCATTGTACCGAATCAGCGTCAAGATGATTAGTTGGTTCATCTAAAATTAATAATTCTGGATTAGATAGTAAAGCTTTTGCTAACGCAACACGTTTTCTTAATCCGCCACTT